TATCTACTGTGACTGTAGAGTTTGAAACTGTATTTGTATTAGCATAAGTTTTTTTACTAAATCCTAAACCTAGAACTAAGGTTATTAAGGCAAAAGAACATATCCATAAAAACCAATCATTCCTCATCTTGCTACCACAGGCACTCCAGAACTAGAAACAAATGGATTTTCTGCAAATGACATGAAGATATATGTGCCACCAGATGTGTTTATTCCACCTATATTATTTCTTGCTTTAAATCCATTTGATAAAATATCTATTGTTTCTGTTGTACTTGTGCTTTCAGCATTAGATAAATCTGCCCAAACTCTATTTGTGACTAAGTTATATGGACTTCTTGCTGTATCTCTCATTGACCAAGAAGATGAACTATCAGTTCTTTTAATCATCACAAAAGCAGGTCTAAACCCTGTATAAACGAATGCTCCGTCATTACTTCCGTTTCCTGTATAACTACCGAATTTGGAG